GAGTTTTTTCTCCTCGTACTTTATGGGCCTCTTTTGGCCCGCTGAACGCTTGAATATAGTTATGATTGACATTTTTGTGTCCTTCATCGCTATATCCAAGTTTTTGGTTTTGCGTTTCGCAGTCGCTACTGCGTCCACGTCCCTATCATGACATAAAACTGATACGATTAGTTGGATTTTCGTTATATATCCAACAAACCTAGTGATTCATTCATTTTCTCCCAACCTTCGGGTTGGTGCGTCTTTGATTTATGTTTCTAGTTAGTGTACTGACTGATGAGTACACAACACGACATTAGACGAATGTCGGGATGATGTCCCCCTTAGCCGAGTGTGTCGGTCACAAGTTTTATCATATCGTCCTTGATATTACCTCTGGAATAGTAAATGAAAAAGAAGAGTGAACGCTCTCTTTTAATTTGATTTCGAGTCTTTTATTTTCTCTAGGTAAGAGCGTCTTCGTACCGTGCAGCACCCCTGATTTTCGATGGATTTTCGTCAACAGAAGTTAATACACCTCTCGCGTTATTCTTTAATGTTTTCTTAACACAGTAATTTTCCTTTGTGATTCTTTCACATTGTTTTAGAACTTTACCAAACGGATTATTTTTATTGATGTATACACGACGACGGGTTTTTGTTCCCTTGCTTCTCTTCACAAACCACACTTCAGGAATTCCGAGGTACCGGATCCTACTTACCATCTCACACCCATGTTTTATTCTAATCTTTCAATTTTTACCTTTATTTACCTGTCTATCTTCCTCGTTAACTTTGTCTTTGTTATTAGTGTTTCTTCTGAGACATTTTATGAATTCAATTACTCTGTTTTTGACTTTATTTACAAATCTTTGTATTTGATTGTACCTCCAGTTCTCCTTTCGTTCTGGAAATACTTTCGTATAGGAAAGTTTACTATTGACCATTTCAACAATCTCTTATTTTGTTGTGCTTTAGTTGCTTTATATAATTATTTGTGTGTATCTCTTGTATTTTTGCCTATTCATATAGTATTGTTTACCTTTTACCCTAGTTATTTCGCTTGGTTTCATTATCATACCATCCATTCGATGGATTTATATAGTATTGTTTTTCTTGTTTGTAATCAACTTCAGTATCGTTTACATATTATCCCTTATACTTATACCAACGTACACACCCAAAGTTTGAGGATTCCTCATTTCTCCTTTAGGAATTTCTTATTTGGTATTTTTATTAGACTACCCTTATTTATTTTATTTATTATTTGCTTATTTGCTACTTATATTTTTGTAATGTACACTATATCCTTTTTTGTTCTTATTTTACCCTTGATCATATATTTTATTATGTGGTATTTTTGCTTTCAATTGCACAAATTGGATGCTGCCACGTTAGTTGCAGAGAGTGAGCGCTATTTCGCCTCTCTTATTGCAACAAAATCCCGTCCGAAAGTTTCTCTACCCCGAAAGCTTGCCAAGCAGATCAATTTCCATGCTCAATCTATGAAAAGTAATATTGGCTCTACAGCCATTTTGCTTGGAGTTGATGAAACTCTATTTCGTCAGATGATTTCAATTATCGAATCTGTATTTTTACTATCGTTACAACTCAACGATGCCTCTTCCAAAAAGATGCAAGCTATAGCTGTAGCTGCTTTTGTTAAAGGCCTCAACGGTGGTGAATCTCTCTCTTTGGATATTATGGAACGTGTAGATGAGGCTTTTTCTACTCATATTGAACCTCAATCTTTCCTGGATTTTGTAAATTCAGGAAAAGAAGCTCACCGCAGTGCCCATAATATTGCGGATTCTCCTGGCATTCAGAAAGTGTATAAATTCATGATGTATGTTTTGAGTTTGGGCTTATTCTCTCGAGTTGGAATCACTTTATCCAAAGCTGGTTATTCTCGTATTGAAGAAGCCTCTATTAAGCGCAAGCATACTAGTAAGCTCGGATTGTTGGATTCCCTCCTTGATATGTCCCTGTTTATATGCACTGCTGGGTATCAAGCTTACCAAGGCATGTCTATTGAACATATTGTGCATTCTCCCAACTCGTATGGGGATTTCTATGACACTGTTGAAGTTTTCATGCAGGATTACGACCGTTACAAAGCCACCAATGTTGGCTCTGGCGTACAGCATTCCCAATTGCTGGTACGTTTGTCTGATCTTCTTCAGAAATATCACGCTATTGAAGCTATTTTGCCTCAATTGTCATCTATAGATAAAAAGGTTATTCTTGGCGTGCGTGGTAAATTACTTTCTTGTGAAGCTGAAATGAAAAGTGAGAATATTTGCCAATCCACCCGGGACGCTCCTTTCTCCATTTTATTGTATGGTGATACTGGTGTAGGTAAGAGTTTGCTTACTGAGATATTGTTTTCTCAGTTTGGTAAGATTCGAGACCTGCCAGTTGAACCACAGATGAAATATACGAGATCGCCTGTAGCCCAATTTTGGGATGGTTTTGATCCTAAGATGTGGTGCCTCGCTTTAGATGATATAGCTTGGCAACATCCTAAGGTGGGTGTTATTGATGTTAGTGTTTCTGAGCTATTGCACTTGATAAATAATGTTCCTTACGTCACCAATCAAGCTTCACTTGATAAGAAGGGTACAGCTCCTTTCTTGGGTCATTTTGTTATTGGTTCTACTAATACGCGACACTTGAATGCTGCCAATTATTTCTCCTATCCTGCTGCTGCTCGCCGTCGCTTTCCCTTTATTGTTGATGTAACAGTAAAACCAGAATTTGCTGATGAAAAAGGCAAGCTGAAAGGTGAAGCCAAGAAGAGTGCAAACACTGGTTTTGCCAATTTTTGGAATTTTCAAGTCAATGAGGTGTCAGCTTTTGATCGTAATGTTATTGAGCGTGTTATTTTGGACACTGATAGCATGGGTGAATTCTTGGCTTGGTTTAACACTAAAGTCGACGACTTTTACTCAGTCCAGCAAATGGCAAATGATAGTATTCAGGTTGTTCATAAAGCGAAACTCTGTGATGGTTGCCGCTTACCCGACACCTTTTGTAGCTGTTTTACTGGAATAGATTTTGAAGCCCAATCTTTAGTAGTCCTTTGGAGTTTATCTATGTTATCGGTTGGAGCTTGCATTGGCATCACCTTGCAGGCCTACATTTGTATGTACATGCCTTCGATAGTCACAAAAATTTTCTGTACCCTTATTCTTAATAGAGCGCAGGGGGTTACTGGGGCTATAAAGACCGTATTTTATGACTGGACTGGTCAGCAAAGACGAGCTTTTGAATGTGTAGGAGCTCGTGTTCAAGAGCGTGTGGTGAAGATCCCGAGAATATTCCTAGTTTTTGCAGGATTGATAACTGCAGGTGTAGCTATGCGATATTTCACTTCTTCCACTGATGCTCAAGGAGACGTTAATCCTCTTACGAAGGAGAGAGAGGACTATTTCTATTCCGATACTATTGAAACAACCAAATTTGAGGCCACTGATATTGCTAGATGTATGGATTTCGATTCCATGCGTAATCGTGTCTCTCAAAACGTTGCTTATGCTTCCATCAATGACGCCACAGAAACTTCCATTTGTAGGTTGTTAGGCTTGGGAGGTAATTTGTTTTTGACAAATAACCATTGTGTTCCACTTAATCCTACAGCTTTAGAGTTGAAACTGGGACCCGATCGTAATGGCATTTGCCAAGTTTTCGCTACTAAGATTACTGAGAAGGATGTCATGCGGAATCCATCTAAGGATATAGCCATCATACGTTTGATGAGCGCCCCACCAAGGCGTGATATCCGGAATCTGTTTTTGAATGTACTTCCAACCGGGATTTCTGAGGGTGAATATGTTGATCGATCCAAACAAGGTGTTATTGACACTATCAAAATGCCTAGGATTACGTACTCCAAGCAGAAACTCCCCGAACTTAATTTGGAATTACTTTGTGGTGTATCTGATGTATCCGGGACTCAGCGAGGACAGTGTGGAATGCCCTTGTTGGCAACTAGTGGTCAAGGTAAAGCTATTTTGGGCATCCATTCTATGGGCGGAAGATACGGATTTCGAACTATTGCTGGTGCCACTCTGATCACCCAGCAGGATATTGATGATCTTTGTACTCCTTTCGAAGATCAATGTTTAGATTGGGAATCTCCATGTTTGTCATCACAGAATCTCACACGAGTTTTGGGACCCTTGAATGCAAATAGTGTCACCAGATTTGTAGAGGATGGAGTGGCCACTATACATGGTAGTTTCAAAGGATTTAGACCCACTCCTAAGTCCAATTTGGTGATACTATACTCCGACCTCATTTGTTGAAGTATGGCATCTCTACCACTGTTACGAAACCAGTTATGTCAGGATGGAGACCGTGGCGGGTTGGTATTTTAGCTATGTCTCAACCGGTGAATAAGCTCGATTGTGCTACTATTCGCAGATGCGGCGATGCTTACTTGCAACACGTTACTGATCGCTTACCTGCTGGTGCCATTAAGAAGATTTTGGAACCATACGATGAGTTTACTGCTGTAAATGGTGTTGCTGGTGTAGCCTTCCTTGATCCTGTAAAGAAGGGTACCTCTGCTGGGGCACCTTTTAACCAATCTAAGAAGCACCATCTGGAGAAAGAGATCCCCCAAAGGGGTTTAATAGATCCTGTTAAATTAGCTCCTGAGATGAGTGCTCGTGTACGCAATGTTCGTGATACCTACGCCCAGGGTAAAGCTTATAGGCCGGTTTTTACCGCACATCTCAAGGATGAGGCTGTCTCGGCTAAGAAAGCTGCCATTGGAAAGACGCGGATTTTCTGTGGTGCTCCTTTTGATTGGTCGGTTGTAGTTCGTGAGTTATTCCTGAGTCATGTTCGCTTGATTCAGAATTTTAAGTTTGAATTCGAATGTGCAGTTGGTACTGTGGCTCCGTCGGAAGAATGGACGGAATTGTACGAACTTCTTACCAAGTTTGGTGTTGATAGAATTGTTGCTGGTGATTACAAAGATTATGATAAGCGCATGCCCCCCGTGTTGGTTAAGGAGGCTTTTCGTATTCTGATTGTATTGGCCGAGAAGAGTGGCAATTTTAGCCCGGAGCAAATTCGTGCTATGTGGTGTGTATGTAATGATACTGCTTATCCCTTGATAGATTTTAATGGTGATCTCATTACCTTTTGGGGGTCTAACCCATCTGGTCATCCTCTCACTGTTATTATTAATTCAATTGCTAACTCGCTATATATGCGTTATGCTTTTGAAGCTAATGGATATGATCTGTCTATCTTCTCAGACAATGTTGCTCTTGTAACCTATGGTGATGATAATGCTATGTCTGTTTCAAAGAGATGTGACAATTTTAATCACACTACTATCCAGAAAGCGCTAGCCGATGTAGGTGTAGTTTATACTATGGCCGATAAAGAATCTGCTTCAGTACCGTATGTGAATATTGCTGACATTACTTTCTTGAAGCGTGGTTGGCGATGGGATGAGGAAAATAGGGTGTACTTGGCTCCTTTGGAAGAAGCCAGTATCGTTAAATCTCTTTGTGTTATGGTGAAATCAAAGAGTATCACCCCATCCGAGCAGATATCTGAGATTATTCGTAGCGCCCAAATGGAGTGGTGGCACTATGGTGAGGATGTGTTCAAATCTCGGACCAAAATGCTCAATGAGTTGATTATTACAGCGAAACTCGAGGATTATTTTCGAGAAGTTCCGCTGCGAACATTTGGGGCACTGTGGAAGCAATTCTACGAGTGTTCCGCTAAAACCAAGAGGATCTTATAGATCTTTCTTGGCGGCTTTCCTGGTACGTCGAAGCCAAAACCAGGACTATTTATGTAATATACGTGTGTTTAATTTATTTTTATTAATTTTATTGTTTGAATATAACGGAAATTTATAGTATTAAAATCCAGGGCGACCCCCGAAGCTCTATTTAGAGAGGAATTGTGGACCAATTCAATGAAAATTATTACATGAGAGGATATAAGTAGGCCTTCTCATTTGTATAAACTACTTACTGAAAATATTACTACAGAGGGTATGCCCTCAGGCGGAGATAGCTCCGTCGGTGCAGAAATGCACCAACAGCAAATTGGATTTGCTGATTCGGCTGTCGGCGAGAGTGTGAATTTTGATGCGCCTCCACTGGATAGCTTTGACTCATGTGTTATCAAGGATTTAAGTCTTGGTGATTACTTGAGTAGACCAGTGTTGATAGATACGTTTAATTGGCTGGAAGCAGCGTTTTTTCAACACAATTTCGATCCCTGGGCACTCTTCTTTGCTCATGGTCCGATAGCCAAGAAACTGGACAATTATGGTCTCATTAGGTGTACTCTGAAACTGAAAATTGTGGTATCCGCCTCTCCTTTTTATTACGGTGCAGGTCTTGTATCATATGTCGCTAAACCAGATTTTCATCTAGGGACTAACGTTGTTATCGCTGGTGATGAGCAGATTGTCACGTATTCCCAGCGTCCGCATGCTTGGATTTACCCATCAGAAAGCCAGGGAGCTCAACTTCAACTGCCTTTCTTTCATGAATACAATTGGATGAATGTTGATGCCGATGTGTTCTCTGGTATGGGCACCATAATCTATTCTTCACCAACAACTCTGAAGAATGCCAATTCGGTTGCGGGAGCTAACGTAACCGTGCGATGTTATGCTTGGGCCGAAAACGTAGAGTTATCAGCACCTACCCTCCAACTCCAGGGTAAGCGAACTAGCAAGGCAAAATTTGGTAAGAAGAAGAAAGGTGGTAAGAAACCCACTGTGATGTCGAAGGTGTCTGATTTCTCCAATGGGAGAGAAGATGAATACGATGGAGCTGTATCGTCAATTGCATCTGCAGTTGCGAATGCCAGTTCTGCGTTAACAAACGTTCCAATTATAGGACCAATGGCTCGAGCAACAGAGATAGGTGCAGGTGCACTATCGAGAGTTGCAGCTTGGTTCGGGTACACCAATGTACCAATTATTTCGGATGTTCTCCCCTATAAGAACACAGCCTTTGGAGGTTTCGCATCTTCGGAAATATCAGCTCCCACACCCAAACTCACATTAGATCCTAAGAATGAGTTAACATTAGATCCTCGTACTGTAGGATTGGACGGAACAGATGAGCTTGCCCTTGAGCATTACCTTTCGAAAGAAACTTATTTGACAGATTTTGTGTGGGATACTAGTGATCCCTCAAATTCTTTCTTATTTGGTATGGCCATGAACCCTTCCGGCTTCTATAGACGTAATGGTTCCACTGTGTGGCCCTCACCTCTGAGTCACACATCGCAGCTTTATAAATATTGGACTGGTTCTATCATAGTAAAATTCCGCGTCATTTGTACTCCTTACCATCGCGGACGTTTTAAAATCATGTTTGAGCCTTCTCAAGGTGTTGCTTTCACAACAACTTTAGATGAGACTGCCAATATTACTCGTATCTTCGATCTTGGAGAGACCAATGAGGTAGAGATTTGTGTTCCCTATATGCAAGCTGAGGCTTTCCTAGAGAACTACAGGTTTACTGGATCCACTGATACTTCATTCTCCACAGTTGCCGCCTCAATATCACCCCTTGCTGATTATAATGGTTTCATAACTGTTAATGTGGTTAATGAGCTGACTTCACCAGTGGCTGATGCACCCGTGGAATTTATTGTGTCAGTTCGGGCTGGAGATGATTTCAAGTATGTCGGACCTCAAGCCCCACCAAACACCCTTGCTTGGGCCTTGCAAAGTGATGTAGTTCCTTTGATGGATTGTTTAGGTGATACTGAGCAGGAGGAACCAGAGGTATTTCAGGTCTATGGTGGTGAGAGTGCTATGTCTTTGCGCCAGCTCCTCCACAGACATTGTTATGTACGTAGCGCAGCGGACGATGAAGCCGCAGGCTACTATAAGAGTACTTTTGGTCTGTATCCCACAGCTCTGGCTATGGCTGCATCATCTAAGAATGTTCACGATGCTGGTGGAGGTATCCGCAGATCTTATTGCGCTAACACTTTCGAAAATTGGATCGCCCCGACATTTGCCGGTCGCAGAGGTTCAATGTACTGGGCTGTCAATTTTGTTGATAACGATGTGTCTAACGTGGGAGCCTTCTTTCGCGCTTCATCTACTGTGGTAGCCCCAACTGCCTTTGACGCACATTTTGCTCTTCCTTGGACCAGTCCAACGGATACATCTTATAAGATGCTCCTTACTGGTGGTCCGTTGGTTGATACTGGTAATGGAGCTGCAATGTATGCGACAAGTACACAAGCAGGCCTCACTACTTTGGTACCCTTTATATCAAATTTGAGGTTTATGGGAACTTATCCAAATAGTCTGGCCTCTGCCAGCACAAGAAGATTGGGCGTTGATGAGAACGCTGTGACTTTTGTTGTTTCTTTGATCCGTAGTGGTACGGATAAGTATCAAATGTCTTACTATTGTGCGACGGGACCAGATTACAATTTGTTCTTCTTCATGGGTGTGCCCAGTATGACATCCACATCCATTACACCCCCCACATAATTGGGGCCACCTGACAATTAGGACTGTCGTTAACTGTTCTAAGCGAAAAACTATTGCATCCCTTAGAGGGGGTGTGGTGAGACAATCAGGACTGTCTATAACTGACCTGGGCCACATAATTTTTTGCGCTTGTAGCGTTGTTTGTGTGTGGAACAAAACCCACTTATTTAAGTTGGTTTTGTTCCTGGAACAAAACTTACTGAAGAGTGGTAAGTTTTACCAGACGTTGTCTGGGTTTACTGTAGTATATCCTTTATAAGGGTAGTATATAGCTGAGAAGCTTCGTATTACCCTTTGGGTATTTACGGAGAGTAGGTTGGTCCAAGTGACCCACCGAATAATTCTTAACTTTATACTACTTCCTGCAGTGTTTTTACACTTTTGAGG